GGGTTTTTGTGACCGTCCTTGATTTCGGCCTGAATGGTCTGGGTGGTCAGGCCAACGATCGAGGCGGTGTTGGACACGACGAGTTTGAGGGCGTTGCCACCGGCCATCACACCGGCGTCGGCGGCCTGCTGAATGTGGCTCTGGGCTGAGACCAGCCGGGAATAGTCGATCGCCCCGCCCACGAGTCCCATCAGGGTCGTTGCGGCGAGCGCGACGATGACGGTGACGGTGCCGCCGCTATCCCGATGGAAGGCGCTGGCCATGCGGTTCAATGGCACCAGTCTGCTCCTTAGCCGTCCGAAACCATGAACCAAGATGACCCGCCAAGTGCCTTTCCTTCAGCCTCGTTCTCGCACCCATAACTTACCGGAATACCTGCCGTTCTCTGCCTCCTGGGTGCCTATAGCTTAAGCGTCGGCACCCAACCTAAGTTGGTCAGGTCGATGGTTTGCGTTGTTCGATGCCCAATCTGCTTGCGGCTCTCGATGCGATGGAAAGATGTTATCTTGATAGCTGCTTAACTCTCAGACATCTTCGTAGGACAGCTCGGGGTCGAGAGCAGCCATCCAGTGTAGCGCAGCCTTGCTGCCTCAGATTACGTGAACAGCGCCGGATAGTTGGCGCGGTCGAAGAAGGCGTTCGGGCCGCTCGGCACGTTCTGCTGCCGGCCGTCCGGCCAAGCGATCGTGCCCTCGGCGCTGTCGGCCGAGAGTTCGACGGCCGTCATCTCCAAGCCACTGAAGCTGTCGTCGTCTGGCCCAGTCACTTCGTCGAGGCGCCCCGGCAGGACGCGATAGAACCGGATCGTGACCCGGATGGCCGCGTCGTAGCCGATGGCGCCCTTCAGCAACTCGTGGAAGAGGTCCGACACATTGTCCATGCGGATCTTGCCGTCCGTCGGACCATCACTGTCGGCGCCGGGTGCGATCAGCTCGAAGGCGCAGAGCAGGTGCGCGAGACGGGGACCGCCGGCCTCGATCGGCAGGCTCAGCGTCTCGCCCGGCTCGCCCAACTGGCCGTCCACGTTCCGCACGAGCCGGAACGCGGCATCGAGCGATGCGTGGTCCACCTCAAGCGTCTCGATCACGACGCCCTCGTCGCCTGAGGCATAGGCCTCACGCAGGGCGGCACTCACCGTCATGGGGTCACCAATCCTGAACGATGAGGGTGAAGGTCACGACGTATCGAGACCGCTGCGGCGCCGACCATGCGACCCCACCCTCAATGGAGCAGACTCGTTCGCCGATGCTCATGTCCGGCAGCAGCACGGGCGCGGTGAAGCGGCGCGCGCCCGTGTTCAGGTCGTTGAGGTGGAACGCCTTGAAGATCACGAACTGCTCGGGCGTCAGCCGCAGCGACATGCTCAGCGGGGTCGTGACGAAAAGCTGTCGGCGCCGGCACCGCGTCGGCCCGTCATCGAACTGCGTCTCCTGCGGAGCCGGATGCAGGCTGCGCGTGCCACCTGACGAAGCCATGCCGCGCAGCTCGGGCAAGCCTTCAGGCCATGAAGGGAGTGCCATGCGTCAGCCGATCCGGTAGCCGGCGCCGCCCGCCGCCTGCTTGAAGGGGCCCTGACCACCAGCCGCACGCTGGCCCATGCGTCCCTCGACGGTGCGCACGATCACATCGAGACTGCCGTCCGAACGGCGCTTCACGGCCGGCTCCATCTCCGGCGACCCGGCTGGCCGCTGGTCGATGAAGTTGATCGTCGGCACACCATTGCCGTTGGCTGGGCGCATCGCAGCCGCGCTTGGCATCGTGAAGGCGTCGCGGCCAACGATCCCGCCACTATCATATCCGCGGAGGCCTCCGCTCCGGCGCATTACCTCGACCGCGGCCACGCCACCGTGCCGGGCGACGTCGTCCTGTGAGAACACCACCTCGCCGCGGTGGACCAGGCCGGCCACGTCATAGCGCTCGCCGTGGCCCGTAAAGCCGCCGACGTCGAACAGGCGGACACCGCCGGTGGGCGAGGCCCCATCCGCGCCCGCGCCGCCGCCGAAAAAGCTGGAGATCAGGCTGCCGATACCGCCGCCCGAGCCGAACAGGCCGGAGCCGGCCGAGCCGCGCTTGCCGAACAGCATCTCCGCGACACTGTCGGACGCGAGATCAAGCACGCGTTGCTTCACTCGGCCCAGGGCATTCCCAAGGATGTCAGCGCCGCTCCGGGCGTCGCCCAGATCCCGCACCAGGGACCGGACGCCGTCGGTGCCAACCCCCCGGAGATTGTCCACGTCGCGCAGGCTCTCGCGCGCCTCCTCGTTCCGCTTGGCGGCGTCCCCTGCCTTGTTCGCGTACTCCTCGATCTGGCGCGTCAGTTCGGGCGTCACGTCCCTGCCCGCACGCTGGGCGGCAGTCAGCAACTCCGTCTGCACCCGGTAGCGCTCGATTGCCTCGGCCCCCATGCCGTAGGTCTCGGCCTGCTCGCTGGCGCGACGGATGCGATCCTCGGTGGAGCGGACGGCGCGGTCGTAGTCGTCCCGCTTCTCCTTGTCCGATCCGCCCTTCTTGGAGTCAGCTTCCGCCCGCGCCAGGATGCCCGCGCGCTCGATCTGCCCGCGTGCGTCGGTGCCGGTGATGGTCTTGCCGACGAGGTCGAAGGCCTTCTGACGCTCGGCGACGTCGGCCTTCTCCGCGGCGGTCTTGGCCTTCACAGCGTCCAGTCGGAGCTGATCCTGACGACGGACCATCTCCTCGGAGGAGATCAGCTTGCCGTTCGCGTCAGTCAGGCTCTCAATGGCTCGCGTGGTCGCGCGATAGGCAGTCTCGGTCTGGTCGAAGTCGGCCAGCTTGTTGCGGGCGAGCGGGTCGGCGAGCGCGTCGCGCAAGTCGCTCTGCTGCTTCCGGAGCCGGCCGTAGGCCGCAGTCTGCGGGTCAATGTTGCGGGCGATGTCGCCCGCAATCCGAGACGCCGAACTCGCACGCTCCTCAGCCGCCTTGGCCTCAGCCTCGCGGCGTTGGGTGTCGGCGATAATGCGAGCAGCATCTCGATCAGCGATCTTACGATCACCGAGACCCATGGGGCCCATGCCGAGGGCATTCCGGATCTCGTCGGTCTTTTCAACCTCCTTGGTCAGCCGAGCCTCGGCCGCCTCAGCCCCCTCCGGCACGATGCCGAGCTTGATGCCGGCGATGCGCTTCGCGGCTTCCCAGTACCCGTCTGCTGCGGCCTTTGCTCGATCCCAAGCAGCGGCCCAGCCCGTCGTAGCGCTCGTGTTCGCCTCGATCGTACTGCGCAGGTAGTCGGCCGCCGTCGCCTGTGCGCCGGAGCGGTCGCCCTGCTCCATCTGCGTGTGAATGAACTGCCGGGTGCGGTCATCGAGGCCACCGATGCGCTTCGCCAACTCGTCCGCGCCCGCGGCCGGATCGGCGAACATGCGCGCCAGATCAGAGGTCGCCGCCGCCACGTCGATCTGAAGCAGGCGAGCATAGTCGGACGTCACGCGCGTCAGGTCCGCAATCACGGGGAGCGCGATCTGGCCGGTCGAGGCGTAGCCGGCGACGATCTCACGAGCGGTCGAAGTCGAGACCTTACCGGCCTCCGCATTCGCCTTCGCGAACGCGTCGAGCTGGCCTGTCGTGGCGCCGGTCATCCGACCGATGCCCTGCGTCGCTCGCTCAAGAACCTCTCGGTCCTTGTCCGCCTGATTGCCGGCATAGAGGAAGGCGCCGCCGAGGGCCGTAACCGCCGTTGCGGTGACCGTCAGCGGCGTGACGAGACCAAGGGCACTCTGGCCGAGCGCTTTCAGCCCGCCGGATAGTCCGCCTTCACCGGCCGCGAGGCCCTGCAGGATCTGCGGCCCCTGCTGGAACGCGACGGTCCCGATGCCCGCGCCCGACCCCAGCGAAGCGACGACGTCGCCGCCCTGATACATCAGATCCCGACGCTGATAGGCATCGAGCCCGCGCCGCGTCGGGCTGTTGTCGTTGCCGGGCCCGCCATAGCGTGTCTCGGCCAGCCCGCGCAGCCGCGCCGCGTAATCTGCCGACAGGCTGCCAGAGGCCGTGCCGCGCTCGATAACGCCGAGATCCCGGTCGAGCTGCCGCGCGTTGCGATACTCCTCGTCGAGACGGGAGCGAACCCGCTCGACTTCGCGCATCGTAGCAGCGCTGGCGGTCGGCTGACCCGCAGAGGGCGCCGATGCCGTCCGCTGCGCGGCGCCCGCAGCGTCCCGCGCTTTCTGCGTCAGGCGATCGGTGGCGGCGCCCGCCTGATCGGCAGCCGTGCCGACCTGCCGGAACGCGTCCTGCCCGGCACGACCGGCTTCCTCAAAGGTGCGTCG